AGCCTATGCGTGCAAGGTCAGGTTTTCGGGTTTGGATCTGAAACAAAAATAGATCGGAGTTGAACGATGGGACAGCGTGGGCCAGCACCTCAGCCGACTCGGTTGAAGCTGCTGCGTGGCGAAACGCGCCCAAGCCGCGTCAACTACCAGGAGCCGCTACCGGCTCGCACAACTTTCAGCCCTCCAGCTGATCTGAACGCGGAGGCCCGCCAGATCTGGAACGAGGTGGTTGAGGCGGTCGCCCACACGGGGATGTTGACTGCCGCTGACCTGCATACGCTTCGCCTCTATTGCGAGGCAGCGGTGCGCTACAAGGAGGCTGACCGGCTCTATGCCGAGACTGGCCCGCTCACGCGGGGACAGGCTGGCGAGTTGGTAAAGAATCCTTTACATCAGATCGTTCGCGACAATGCGACCCTGATGCTCCAGCTCGCTGGGAAACTGGGCCTCACACCGGCTGCACGAAGCGGCCTGACAGGAGACCTAGATGCCCAAGCGAACTCGGCGGCAGCGAAACTGGACGCCCTCATCTCAGCAGCCCGCACCTCAAAATAGCCAGGGGTCACAGGTCGCGGCGTTTATTGAGAACTTTTGCCGCTTGACCAAAGGCGACGATGCTGGCAAGCAGATCGTCCTCAGGCAATGGCAGAAAGACCTCCTGACTGATCTCTACGAGCTGGACGAGAACGGGCTTCGGAAGCATCGGCGTGCCCTGATTGGGCTGCCCCGTAAAAACTCCAAGTCGCTGCTCGGCGCTGGTATCGCCCTCTTCGGCCTTGTCGTGGATGAGGTCGGAGCCGAGGTCTACGCCGTTGCGGGCGATCGCGCTCAGGCGCGGATCGTCTTCCGCGAGGCGGCTCGGATGGTAGAGCTAGACCCGATCCTCAGCCAGAGGTTGCGCGTGATGCGCGATGTGATTGAGATGCCGAGCACCGGCTCCGTCTTTCGCGTCCTCTCAGCCGACGCCTCCCGAGCTGAAGGCTTGAACCCGAGCACGGTCGTCTTTGACGAGGTGCATATTCAGCCTGACGATCGGCTCTGGAACACGATGAACCTCGGTTCTGGTACACGAAAGCAGCCGCTGATCGTTGGCATCACGACGGCTGGCAGCCGCACCGATAGTCGCGGGCAAGACACGGTGTGCTACAAACTTTGGCAATACGGGATGCGGATCAAAGCAGGCGAGATCGCAGACCCAACCTTCTTCTTCCGTTGGCACGGAGCCGCAGACGGAGCCGATCATCGCGATCCTGCGGTGTGGGCGTCTGCCAATCCAGCCTTCGGCGACTTCCTCCATCCGTCCGACTTTGAGTCGGCGGTGCTCAGCATCCCTGAGGCCGAGTTCCGAACCAAGCGCTTGAACCAATGGGTGACCGCTGCGACTGGATGGCTGCCTAACGGGGCGTGGGATCGGCTCGCAGGCGAGCGCCAGATCCAAGATGGCGAGCAGATCGTGATCGGCTTTGACGGCTCGTTCAGCGGGGACTGTACCGCGATGGTCGCCTGCACGATGGACGGCTTTATCCAACCACTCGCCCTCTGGGAGCGCCCGCTTGACGACCCGCATTGGCAAGTGCCAATGGACGAGGTTGAGGCGAAGATGTATGAGCTCTGCAAGCGCTACCAAGTGCGCGAGATCAGCGCCGACCCTTATCGCTGGGCACGCACGCTGCAAAAGTGGGAGACAGACGGCTTGCCCGTCGTGCTCTACCCGCAATCGCCGGCGCGTATGGTGCCAGCCTGTGCCGCCTTCTACGAGGCGGTCACGCAGGACACCCTCAGCCACAACGGGGACGCGGCAATGAGCCGCCACCTAGACAACTGCTCCGTCAAGGTTGACCGCTTCGGCCCTCGCATCGTCAAGGAGCACCGAGGCTCGCCTCGGAAGATTGACCTCGCGGTCTGCGCGGTAATGGCGTATGATCGCGCGAGATTCCACGCACAGGCACCAGCGGCACCTAAAGCAGCGGAGTTCATCACCCTATGAAATCAACCATCCTAGAGCTGGCGGGCGTCGCCGCGATCATCACGGGCTTGCTGCTCATTGAGCCGCTGAGCCTGATCGTGTTCGCGGGCATTGTGCTCGTTTCTCTCGGCTACACCCGAGGAGTGACTAAGTGAGCATCCTTCGCCGCGTATTCAATGGACAAGAGCAGCGCGCCCTGACGCTTCAGAACCTCACGCCTCTGGCGTTTGACAAGGTTCCATTCTTGGGCGAGCGCGAGGTAGATCAAAAGGCAGCGCTCGGACTTGCAGCGGCCTACGCCAGCGTCCGACTACTCGCCGATGTGGTCTCCTCATTCCCCGTAGACGCCTATCGCCGCGACAACGGCATCCGACGCCCATATCGTCCAGGCGGCACGAAGCCTTCGTGGATGCTCACGCCAATCCCTGACGAGCCGACCTATACGATCAACCAGCTCATCAGCGAAACCGTGGTGTCTCTCTACACAGACGGCAACGCCTTCCTATACGCGCCACGCGATGAGCGAGGCGAAGTGCTTGAAGTGCGAGCCATTGACCCACGCCGCGTGGAGATCTATCGCGAAGGTCGCGAAGTCAAATACAAGGTGCACTCTGGACGCGGCGAGCCGACGGCGGTGTTCGGGCAAGAGACAATCCTGCACATCCCGCTTATCGCAATGCCAGGCGAACTGCGCGGTATCAACCCAATCCATCAGTTGCGCGTATCGCTCGCGCTCGGTCTGACGCTTGAGGACTATGCTGCCAACTTCTTCCGCACCGGCAGCACGCCGACGGGCATCATTGAGGTGCCTCACGACCTGACCAAAGAGCAGGGAGAGGCGCTCAAGGCTGGCTGGGCACGGCATCACAGCGGGCAGAATATTCACACGCCAGGCGTTCTCACAGGCGGCGCGACCTTCAAGGCGCTCACCTTCCGCCCTGAAGACGCGCAGCTGCTCGCCTCGCGACAGTTCACGACCGAGGAGATCGCCCGCATCTTCCGCATTCCGCCGAATCTCTTGCAGGTCACCACGCCAGGCGCGATGTCCTACAACAGCGTTGAGCAGCAGAACCTTGCCTTCGTGCAATACACGCTGCGACCGCTCGTGGAGATGATTGAGCGACCGCTGAGCACGCTCATCCTCTTGCCAGATGCCTTCGTCAAGTTCTCAATGGATTCCATCCTGCGAGGCACGACAAAGGATCGCTACGACACCTACCGCGTCGGGCTTCAAGAGGGCTGGCTCAATGTCAATGACATTCGCAAGTTTGAGGACTTCAGTCCGATTGACTCTGGCGACTCGTACCGAATGCCACTCAACGAGGCCGATGCCGAGACTGCGATGCTCTCCACAAAGGTGGACATCGTTGCGAAGCTCGTGCAGGCGGGCTTCCTGCCAGAGCAGGCGGCACGACTCGTCGGAATCAAGGTTGGACACAGCGGCGCAGCGCCGGTCACCGTTCAACAACAGAACGCAGCGGAAGATGACAGCGAAAAGCGCGAGGTCATTCAGCCGATTATAAATGTCACCGTTCCGACGCCAGAGGCGCGCACGCGCCGAGTAGAGCGCGACGAGAGCGGCAATATCACCGCAATCGTAGAGGAGTGAACTGATGGCCTTGACCGCAACTACCCGCAACACGATGCTTGGAACGATCACTAGCAATGTGACCTACTTCAGCTTGCACACCGCCGATCCAGGCGCGTCAGGCACGGCAGAGGTCAGCGGCGCTCCCTACACGCGCGAATCTGCTTCGTGGGCATCAGCCTCAGGCGGCACCGTCGCGACGAACGCTGAGGTTGTCTTTGATGTGCCTGGCTCTACGACGATCACGCACATCGGCTATTGGTCTGCCTCCTCTGGCGGCACCTTCTACGGCAGCCGAGCACTTGACGCATCGCAGACCTATGCAACGACGGGAACCTACACGCTCGCGAGCGGGAACATCACCGAATCTCTGACCTAACCAATGGCGACGGGCCGTTGGCAACCGAGCGCCACCAAAGGCGCGATCTGGGATCAGTTTGATTGGGGTCTAGGGCCTGAGTTTGACGGCAGCGTCGCTGGCGTCACCACAAGCGCAGGATCTGCAACGGGGCGTGAGAACGATCTCGGCGTCATCACGGGGATCACGACAAGTTCGGCGAGCGTCCTCGGCGTGCTGCACATCAGCGCGACGATCGCAGGCATCACCGCGAGCACGGGCACCGCGCAGGGAAGTAAGCCCGCTGCGCCATCTCGCCCAGGCTTCTACCCACAGCGCCCAGCGCCAGCCTTCAAGCCGCAACCAATCGCCTTCAAGGGCGAGGTCTACGCATACAGCTTTTCCCGAGGAGCCGCACGCGGCGTGCAGGGGTTCTCTGGGCGCGCAATCAGTGCGCCGATCAGCGCCGAAGGCCGCGCCGCACGCTCCTCGTGGGGCTACGCAGGGCGTGTCAAGGCAGCGAGCCACACCAAAGAGTTGCGGGTTAGAGGATGGGGCCGCACGCACGAAGAGCGACGACACGAGGAAGATCTCCTCGTGCTGAACTTGAGGTGATCAGATGACTTTCCGAGCACAGCAATACAGCATCGGCACGGCAGCGGCGGCAATCGCCACTGCGACGGCAAAAAATACGCACGAGATCTCAATGGAACTTGGCGCAAATAAGAATATCTGGGTTGGCGGGTCAGCGGTGACATCCATCACGGGCTTTGAGATTGTCAAGGGCGGCGTGACCACACTGAAGATCGGCAATGGGGATGTTCTCTACGCAATCTCTGACGCTGCCGACACCGTGCTAGATGTCTATGACTTTCAGGTTGATCCGTAATGCCGTATTTCATTACCGATCAGAGCGAGCAGTGCAGCGGCTGGGCAGTCGTCAAGCAGGACGGCGAAGTGATGGGCTGCCACACGACCAAACAGGACGCCATCTCACAAATGGTTGCGATCTCGCAGGCTGAAGGCATTGAGCCTGGCGGCGAGCGCGCCTTGCCGGACAACTACCGCCCTGCACTCGCCGAGGATGTGCCCGAGGGTCGTGCCTGCGGCAACTGCCACTTCTACAACGAAGATATGGTTCAGGGCGACAAGGCATATTGCGAAAAGTGGGAAGCCTATGTCAGCGGCGCATACTATTGCAATGCGTGGCAGCCTCACGAGGAAGAGGATGAGGGCTACGGCTACGACGACGAAGACTACGACGACGAAGATGAGGATGACTACGACGACCGCGCTGACGCGCCCGCTCCGCCAAAGGATCAGATCACAGGCAGCGATGAGAACGATCCAGGCTCAGCTGGAGGCAAGACTGGCGACATCACGCTAACCGAGGCGACCGAGACTGCGCTCCAGAACAAGGCCGACACGCACAACGAAGAGATGGGGAAGCAGGATCGCCCGAACTGGACGAGGGTGCGCGTCGGATCGCTGCGCTCCGTCTACCGCCGAGGGTCTGGAGCATACTCAGTCAGCCATCGCCCAGGCGTCAGCCGAGCGGCGTGGTCAATGGCGCGAGTCAACGCCTTTCTCTACCTAGCACGCACGGGTGCACCGAAGAACTCTGCCTATGTCGGCGACAATGATCTGCTTCACCCAGATCATCCGCGCTATCGCAACGAAGAGCGCGCTCCGATCAACCCAGACGGCTACAAGCCGACCGAGGCAATGCAGGCAGAGGCGCAGCGCGGTCTAGATTGGCGCGCTGAGTTTGGACGCGGCGGCACCCTCGTGGGCGTAGCTCGCGCCCGCGACATCGTGAATGGGCGCAACCTCCCGTTTGACACGGTGGTCAGGATGCGCTCCTACTTCGCACGACACGAGGTGGATAAGCAAGGGCAAGGATTTAACACCGGCGAAGACGGCTATCCGTCCGCTGGCAGGATCGCGTGGGCGCTTTGGGGCGGCGACGCGGGTAAGCGGTGGGCGGACAACATCGTCCAAAACGCCGAGCGTAAGGAGAAACCGAAGATGGCGATTGAGTACCGACAGTTTCAGACGGAGATCCGCGCTGAAGGCGACGGACATACCTTCACGGGATATGCCGCCATCTTCAACTCCGAGGCCGAGGGCCTGAGCACGCGAGAAATCATCAAGCCAGGCGCGTTCTCTAAGAGCGTCGCCGCCGCTGAGCGCGGTGAGTGGGAAGTCAAGGCGCTTCAGGATCACGATCCTAAGTATTTCCTCGGCTCAACCAAGACAGGCACGCTTGATCTTGAAGAGGACGATCGCGGCCTCAAGGTGCGCGTCTCCCTCAATCCAGAGGTGACCTTCGCCTCCGACCTCGCCGCAATGTTGCGACGAGACGGTGCTGCAATGGGAATGAGCTTTGGCTTCTCCGTGCCAAACAAAGGCGATGCCTACGATGATAAAGGCGTGCGTGAACTTCGGAATGTCCGCCTGCACGAAGTGAGCCTCCTCACGGGCAACCAGCCCGCATATCCAGCGACCATCGGCTTGGGCGCAGTCCGTTCGCTCTCTGAGCGCACCGAGATTGACGCCTCAACCCTGATGCGCGCATTTGATTCACTCCTCGCGGGAGCACCCGATGCGGATTCAGCCGCAACGCTTGACCTCGCAATCCGCAAGATCAGCCCTGATCTGCGGCCTGAACCTGAGACTACAACGGAGCCAGAGGAAGCCGATACTCGGCTCGTACCTCTCTCTGTTCGTGAGCGCCAGCTGGCACTCGCCAAGCTGGAAGCGCCGATTCGCTAGGACGCAGCGCGAGGGCCTTGACGGCACCACCGCTGGACGCACCACCGAAGAAGCAATCAACCAATCAACCCAGAAGCACAAAGGAGTCAGACAAAATGTCCGACATCACCAAGTCGCTTCACGAGCAGTACCGCAACGACTGGGAAGAGGCTAAGTCCCTTCTCGCTCGTGCGGCTGACGAGAAGCGCGAACTTTCCGCAGAGGAAGAGCAGCGATGGGATGCACTCAACGCCGCTATGTCCGACCGCAAGAAGAAGATGGATCAGGTTGCCGAAGCCGAGTCCCGCGCCGAGAAGATCGGTGCACTCGCTGAGCGCGCCCTGAAGGTTGAGCACTCGGTCAAGGCCGACAACGATGCTGATGTTCTCCGCGCAATCGCCACAGGCGAGAAGCGCCGAGCTCAGTTTGAGGTTCGCGCCCTTGCCTCGGGCACCGCAACTGTTCCGGTCACCTTCGCCGACTTCGTAGTTGTCGCCCTCACGGAAGGCAACCCGATTTATGACGGAGCGACCAAGATTCGCACGACCTCGGGCGAGCAGATCACTGTTCCGCGAGTGACCGCAAATCAGGCTGCAGCCTTCGTCAGCGAAGGCTCAACGATCACTCCAGCCGATCCAACGATTTCGTCAATCACCCTCTATGCAAACAAGATCGCCAGCCTGACGCTTTTGTCAGCTGAACTTGTCCGCGACGCGGGCTTTGACATTCTTGGAACGGTTGGCCGACAGGCTGGTGCACAGATTGCCTATGTCGCTGGGTCAGCGATGACAATCGGCACGGGCACCGTTCTGCCACAGGGCTTCGTCTCTGGGGCAACAGGGCTTTCAACCGCGACAAAGGCGGGCACCGTCACGGCGACCTTCTTTGACGCACTTGACCTTGCAACGGTTCTTTACGCGCTCACCCCTTCGTACCGCAATGCCAATACTGTTTGGCACGCGAGCACGACTGCGGTGAGCAAGCTCCGCAAGCTCCAGGATCTCAACGGGCAGTTCGTCTTCCAGCCTGCTATGGCAGCTGGTCAGCCTGACACCCTGATGGGATACCGCTTGAAGGAGAATGTCCATATGGCAGCGGTGGCTTCGGCCTCCAAGTCTGTGGCGATCATTCACGAGCCTTCGTACTATGTACGAGAGCTCCCGATTGAGGTTGCGTCCTCAACGGATTACCTGTTCAACACGAATCAGGTTGCGATCCGCACCCTGTACGGTGTTGACGGAAACATCCCAGATCTGAACGCAGTGAAGGTTCTCGTTTCCGCGACTTCGTAATCTAGCGATCTAGATTGAACCCTCCCGTCGGGCTTCGGCTCGGCGGGAGGACAAATAACAGGAGGAGGCAGCACCGTGAGAATCGGTTGGACATCTAACGCGCCGTGGGCACCCACGGGATATGGCACTCAGACCAATGAGATCGTGCCGCGCCTTGCAGCCGATGGGCACAAGATCGCGATAATGGCGAACTACGGCTTCGCCGGCTCCACAATGGAGTGGCGACCAGGCATCCCCGTGATGGGGCAAGGGCTGGACGCTTATAGCAACGACATCACGCCTGCACAGATCGGCAACTGGATCAATCAGACGACCGAAGATGGCCCAGGACTGGGCATCTCGCTCTACGATGTCTGGGTTTACAAGTCGCCGCAGTGGGACGAGATCCCGATGGCATCGTGGACGCCTGTTGACCATAGCGTCGTGCCTGAAGAGGTCAAGGCGTGGTTCAATCGCAGGGGCGCAGGTAAATGGGCGATCGCAATGTCTCGTTTCGGCGAGCGCGAACTTCTAGAGGCTGGCGTTGAGCGCGAGAGGCTATTTTACGCTCCACATAGCATTGACCTGAATATATTCAAGCCCACACCCTCAAATATTCGCGCCGACCTGAATATTCCAGCTGACGCGCACCTCACGATCTGCCCACAGGCAAACAAGGGATTGACGCCAATCCGAAAGGCGTGGCCTGAACTCCTACTAGCGTGGGCGCAGTTCGCGAATCGGCATCAGGATGCCTACCTCTACCTCCACACCGAGATGTTCGGTCTCGCCAACGGCGTCAAGTTGGAGCGGCTGCTCAAGGCGGTCAACGCTCCGATGGATCGGGTGCGTGCCGTGCCGCAGTTCGCCTATCGTCAGGGACTGGATCAGACCGTGCTCGCCAAGTGCTACACGGCAGCCGATGTGCTTCTTCAGCCCAGCAAAGGCGAAGGCTTTGGCATCCCGACGATTGAGTCACAGGCGTGCGGAACGCCCGTCATCGTCACGAACTGGACGGCAATGCCTGAACTCGTGGGCGCTGGCTGGAAGGTCGGCGGTCAACCTGAGTGGGACGAGCTGCAGACCGGCTGGTGGATGACTCCAAATGTGGAGGAGATTCTAGACGCGCTGGAGCAGTCCTATTCGCTCAAGGGAGACACGGAGAAGGCAAAGGCAGCATCAGAGGCGGCGGTTGCCTTCGCATCCAACTACAGCACCGAGAAGATCTACGCGGAGAACTGGCGTCCAATCCTCAAGACGATTGAGGCGCAACTTCCGAAGGCAGGCGGCTTGAATCGCGAACAGCGACGAGCCGCTAAGCGCAAATGAGCGTCACGGTCGTCACGCCAACGCTACCTGAGCGGGAGGATTTCCTGCTTCGTGCCGTGACCTCGGTGCGACGACAAACGCTACGCCCACAGGCGCATCTCATCGGCTATGACTACTCCAAGCGTGGTGGGGCCGCGATGAAGAATGATCTCTGCTTCGCGGCAGAGGGCAAATGGATCGCGCTGCTTGATGACGACGATTACTTCTATCCCGATCACCTCGCCTCGCTGGTAGAGGCTGCCGAGGCTAATGGTGCCGATGTCGCCTACTCGTGGTGCGATGTCAGCGGGGCTAACCCGTGGCTCGGCTATAACCAGCCGTTCAGCGCGGATGCGCTGCGACAGACTTCGGTCGTCAGCCACAATGCGCTTGTCCGAACTGATCTCTTCGTAGAACTCGGCGGCTTCAAGCAGGTGAAGGGCTATGACTGGCTCCTCTGGGTGGCAGCGCTACAAACTGGCGCGAAGTTCACCTGCGTGGAGCGCAAGACCTGGCACTACGATCTCTCTGAGACGCATCCTCACGAGAGCCGACCGTGATCGTCATCCTTGCCGCTGGCAAATCAACGCGGCTAGGCGGCACGAATAAGCTGCTCGTGGAGGCAGCAGGCGTGCCGGTGCACGAGTGGCATCGGCGAGCGGCGGGCGATGAGGAGACCTATGCGGTCGTCCGACCTGAAGACGAGAAGGCGGTTCTAAGCGCCGCTCCGTGGCTGGCTGGGGTCATTCCCCACGCTGAGGCAGACGGCCCGTCTGGGGCGCTCCTGAGTGCCTCTACGAGCCTTCCACACGGCCCACTCACGGTGCTCTTCGCGGATACCCTGCTTTCGCAGGTGCCGACGCAGTATGGCGACTGGGTAGGCGTCGCTCCAGCGCCGTGGCGTGTCTGGGATTACTACGAACACGCCGAAGGCGGCTGGACGAGAGGCGTGCCTCAAGTTCTTGTATGCTGCGGCGTCTACCGCTTCACGAATCGCGAACTCCTCAACGATGTGTGCTACGACCTCAAACTCGCCTCAACCTCTGAAGTTCATATGGCGCAGGTTTTGAGGTCGTATGCTCCGCACCAGCCGCTCACCGAACTTGTGGTGCGCGGATGGCAAGATGCTGGCGACCCTGATGCGCTCACGCGCGTCCAACCGATCAAGGAGACCTGATGGCAATCACGAACGGCTACACGACAGGCAGCGCCGTCAAGACCGCGCTCGGCATCATTGACGCCACCTCGGACACCGAGCTGGAACTCGTCATTGAATCCGTGAGCCGACTGATTGACGATTACACAGGACGATTCTTCTACCAATCCGCTGCGAGCACGGCGTTTTATACCGCCGATGATTATCTCAGCCAGCCGATTGACGACTTCGTATCCATTGGCACAGTCGCAACCGATCTCAATGCAGACGGCACCTACGCGACGGTCTGGACAGCGAACACGGACTACGCGCTTGCACCATTCAATGCGGCTACAACTGGGCGACCATATACAGAGATCGTGGCGTTGACGGAGGGGGCAAACACCTTCCCCGTAGCGATCGTCAAGGGCGTCAAGATTGTCGGCACTCGTGGTTGGCCTTCCATCCCCAAGCCGGTAGAGATGAGCTGCATCATCCAGAGCGGTCGTATTTTCAACCGCCGGAACACCCCGTTCGGTATCGCTTCAGCGCCCGAAGTGGGCCAGATGCGCCTTCTCGCGCGACTTGATCCTGATGTGGAGCAGATGCTGCGCGCCTATCGCATTCCCGCACAGGCGGTCTAAATGGCGCTCAACACCTACGCCATCGGCACGGCACTCGCCGACCGCTTCTCGGCGGCGAATACGACGCCGCCTACAGGCTATGACGAGGTGCGTTTGGCGACTGCGCTGCCACCTGATATGATCTCCGTGTTTCCGTCCGTGGTGGTCTTTCCCCCTTCCACCACGGCGGAATACGGCCCCAACCGCCTTGTGCGACAGATCCACCGCTTTCCTGTCCGCTTCTATGTGGCGAAGGCATCGGGAACTGATCGCGTGATCAAGGCGCTCTATGCGTGGCGAGATGTGCTCGTTGAGCAGGTCGTCTCCAAGATGGAGCTCGGCTTGCCGACTGTGGTGGTAAAGGCACTCGTGCCAGACATCCGTATGGGAGAATCAGAATACGGCGGCGAGATGTTCGCCGTGATTGAGATGCAGGTGGAAGTGACGACTCGCGAAGTATTGGGCACGATCGCACCGTAATGGCGCAGACATCATTCAGCCTCAAGTACGAGACCGAGTTCACTGAACGATATGCCTCGCAGTTCTACGAAGGCCCCATTGAGAAACTGCTAGAAGAGATGCGCGACGCCGCTGGTAAGGCGATGCGTGGCGTGATCCAGCAGTTCTACATCACGCAGGGCGTCGGACGAAAGACCGGCAATCTCTATAAGTCCATCAACGCGAAGAAGATTCGCAGGCAAGCGGGCACGATCGGTGTGATCGCCGCTGCGATGGGCAAAGGCAGCAACCATCGTCACCTCATTGAGTACGGCACGAAGCCGCACCTGATCCGCCCGCGCAATGCAAGCGCGTTGAAGATTGGGCTAGGATACGCCGCGCTCTCTGAGCATTCTGGCGCTGGAGCCAAGCCGTTCGTCACGCCGTCAACGGAGACGGCACAAAACGCAGGTCAGCAGGCGGCTGACGATGTTCTAGGCAAATACATTGAGCGGGCGAACAGCCTGAACTCAGTAGAAGCAGCATAAGGAGTTCCGAATGGCAGTCAATCAGCTACTCAAACTCGTGGGAGCGCTTGAATCAACGGCTGGTTCCGCTGCCACCGCAACGCGCGTCCTCTATGTGAACGAGGCAACGCCTTCGCAGGAAGTCACGAGCATCGCGAATACGACGCTTCGTGGCAACTTCTTTGAGGCGTATGAGATCAACCCTGGCGTTGAGCGCAACGGACTGAATGTTTCTGGCCCTGTTCTCTACAATCAGATCCCATTCTGGCTTGAGAGCAGCGTCAAGGGCGGCGTGAGCGCCTCTGGCACCGTAGCCCCATACACTTGGGCATACACGCCAAACAGCGGCACCGCGAACGCCCCAAAGACCTTCACGGCTGAATGGGGCTGGGCAGACGGCGGCACGGTCGTGCCAACCTACCTGCTCGCGGGATGTGCGACGGATGAGCTGAGCATCTCCTATGTCAAGGACGAGGCGGTCACCTTCTCGGCGACCACCATCGCCGCAGGCACGGTCGCGCTCGGCACGGCATACAGCGCCAGCCCAGCCGATACGACCCAGATCAGCGTGCTCGGCGTAGACGCAGCCGTCTACATTGACGCGACGACGATCGGCTCAACCGCCGACACCTCGGTGCAAGAGGCGACCTTCACGCTCACGCGCGGCCTTGTCCGACGCGAAGTGCTGGATGGCACCTCGGCAGCCGTGGATACGGTGGCTCCTGTTGCGCGACAGGCGCGACTTGAGATTGTCCGATACTTCACCAATCGCAACGAGCTGGATAAGTTCCTGCTCAAGAGCGAGCGCAAGATCCGCATCGCGGTGACTGGGCCAACGCTCGGAGCGGGCAACTATGAGTTCACGCTTGACTTCTACGGTGTGGCAGACACGCACGAGGTTGCAGAGGTGGATGGCGTCATCGTGGCGAACATCACCTATCGCGGCATCGTGGACTCGTCCGCTTCAACGGACTTCTCCATCACCGTAAAGAATAATCTCTCAGCGATTTCCTAAGCAGGATAAGGAGGCAGAATGCTAAAGGCGAAGACGACCAAACTTGAGTTGACCGGCGATCTCGCTGGTCACTGGGTTGAAGTTAGAGAGTTTACTTGGGGAGAAATCAAGGCTATTCGCGCCGCAGACGCGAGCGAAGAGGAGAGCACCGATCGGCTGCTCTCTCTCATTGCGTCGCACAATCTCGGCGTGGATAGTCTTGACGATCTCCCGCTCAGCGCCCTGATCGTGATTGCGAACAGGATGCGCGACTGGATTGAGGAACTTACACTCCCAAAAGAGCAGGGCAGCAACTCCGCACAGCCCTCGCCAGAACAGCGATAAACCCAGACGCGAAGGCTCCCGTGCCGCTAGAGTACGCGCTTGACGCGCTGGCTCAGCGGTGGGGCGTCGCGCCGTGGGAACTGGAAGAGGCTCCAGGCGAGTGGGTGCTGCGTGGTCTTGAGTTTATGCGGATTGAATCGTCAGTGACGACGAGAAAGGCGGGTAAGCGTGGCTGAACGGACGACGACACTCGCCTTTATTCTCAAGGATTCAGCATCCAAAGGGATGCGCGAACTCAATAAGCAGGCGCGCGCGGTTGGTAAAACTGCGAGCACGCTCAACGCTCCATTCGCGGCAGCTGCGAAGGGCTTCGCCATTGCAGCGGGAGCAGCCGTTGCGGTCGGCGGCGCAATGTTCGCAGCGGCTAAGGCCGCCGCTGAAGAGGACGCCTCAATCGCGCGGCTCAATGCCGCGATTACCGCCAACACCAAGCTCACCGATGAGCAGGCAAAGCAAATGGATGCGGCGATTGAGTCGCGCCAGAATCTTGCCTTCAGCGATGACGCCCTCCGTGATTCGCTCTCCCGCCTCGTGCCGCGCACGAAGGATGTCAGCAAGGCGATTGAACTTCAGGCGATCGCGATGGACTTCGCCCGCCTGCGTGGGGTTGACCTCAGCACGGCATCCGATCTCGTCGGCAAGGTCTTCAGCGGCAATACCTCCATCCTCAGCCGCTACGGATTCACGGTAGAGAAGGGCACAACGGCGACGCAGGCACTGGCAATGATCCAGAAGGCCGCAGCCGGACAAGCCGAAGCCTACGGGCAGACCACGCAGGGTGCGCTTGAGAGCATCCAGATCTCCATTGACAACACCGTGGAAGACATTGGGCGCGTCGTGCTGCCAATCTTGGCAGAGGTGCTGACCACCTTCCGCGACGAGATTATGCCGCGCATCAAGGAGTTCGGCATCGCCTTCGCCAACGCCTTCACGCAGGCCATTGACAAGCTGCGACCATTTATTACCACGATGGTCACGCAGGTGCTCCCTGCGGTCATCGCCGTTGGCGGTGCCATCATCGGCACGCTCGTCGCAGCGCTGAGCGAACTCGGTAGTTTTATCGGCGATAATACTGGGTTGGTTCTCGCAGCCGCTGCCGCTTATACCGCGTTCACCGTTGTCATCAACGGAGCAGCAGCTGCACTTCGCGCAAAAGTAGCGATTATGGGCTTACTGAATATTTCTATCTCAGCACTTGGTGGCCCAATCACTGTGGCTGTGGCGGTCATCGCGGCGCTCATTGCAGGACTTGTCGTCGCATATAACTCCAGCAAAGAGTTCCGAGACATCGTGGATGCGCTCTTCAAGGCGATTCAACCGCTCATCAAGGTTGTGGTTGACCTTGCCCTGTTCATTGGGACGAACATCGTCCGCGCCTTTGGGCTGGCGGTCACGGTCGTCAGCGAACTCGCCAAGATCCTCTGGGGAGACGGGAACGGGCCGCTCGCGATCGCGCTCAACGCGATTGGCAAGGTCTTTGACGCGATCACCGCACCGATCCGCTTCTTTATCGGGCTGGTTGAAGGCGCGATTCGCATCGTGCAGACTCTCATCAACCTCGCCAACAATCTGCCATTCATCGGCGGCTTCTTGCCTGCACAGGGCACGCGCACAAGCCGTGAGCGCCAACGAGCTGCTGGCGGCCCCGTCACCGGCGGTGAGCCGTATATCGTGGGCGAGCGTGGCCCTGAACTCTTCGTGCCAAATCGCTCTGGCAACATCGTGCCAAATAACGCCCTCGGCGGTCAGGTCAATGTGACGGTCTCGGCGGGTGCCTTCCTCGGCTCCGCAGACGATGCTCGCGAGTTCGCTCGCCGTATCTACGGCGCGCTCAATGACGAAGCCAAGCGCCGAGGCAGCGTCCTCGGAGGTGCCCGATGAGCGTGAGCCAGCCTGTTCTCTCATCTGGCGCGACAACCATCACGCTGCCGTATCCCGTCCGCAATAGTTCGGTCAAGCTTGAGTTCAGCACGGTCGGCGGGAGCCGCCTGACTGTCAACGGCTCAATCCGATCGTGGTCTGTCGGCTATCGCTACTCGTACACGCTCGCATTTGAGTACGAGAATATCGCGACCTATGACGCGCTCGTTGACCTCTACTGGGCGAATGTCAGCAATCAGCAGACGACAACCTTCACCTGGTCGGGCGGCCCGTGGACTGACGCGCAGTCTGGCGTGATCGTCCGCATTGACTCAATCAGCGATCTGGTGACGACCTACCCCGATGTGACAAAGGGCGACTACCAGATCACGCTCGTTGAGGTTGACGCCCGCACAAGTTAGGAGGCGACCGTGGCACTAAGCGCGAACCTAATCGCCGCGATCGCCGATAAGCAGCACCGCCCCGTCCTCAAGCTTGAGATTGACTGGGATGGCGATGGCGTATACGACGATGAGACCGGCTATGTCCTAGACGCCGCTGGCGTGGAATCCTTTGATCCTGATACGGGCGCGCTTCAGCCAGGCGAGTGCAATCTCACGCTGGACAACCTCAACCAGAGGTTCAGCGCCGAGAACGAGAACAGCCCGATCTACGCCTATCTTCAGGGCGCATTCTTGAGCACGAAGGCGAAGGTCAGCCTCGGCTACTACTACAACGGTGCGGCGCAACTTCGTCAGCTCGGCACCTACATCGTGAGATCAGTCGTACCCCGCGAGCAGGCGCGGGTGGCGCAGGTGCGCCTTCTTGATATCTCTGCGCGCTTTGCGACCACGCCGACCTACTACGGCCCTCGTGCCAATGTGGCACTTGACACGGTATTCACCGCGTTCGCAGACAAGGCGGGGCTTGGAACAGCATCCTACTCAGCCGTTGGAACAGCCTTCGGCACCGCGCAGTTCGCAGCTGCAACCGGCGAGCCACTCGGCACCGAACTCGGACTTCTCGCAATCGCTGAGGGCGGGCGCATCTTCGTGGACGAGGATGGCGTGTTGACCTTCAACGATCGCACGACGCATCAGGCAGCCCTGCAAGCGCCGTTGATTACTTTGGATAAGGAGTCTTATCCATTTGAGATCAGCATCCTTCGCAATACAGAGACCGCGATCAACCGCGCCTTGCTTGAGTACGAGGATCGCGCCAGCGCGGTCAGCGACGAGACGGTCTTCCAAGTCACGACTCCGATCACGATCCCAGCGGCTGGATCGGCAGACGGCTTCTTCGTGCCTGGCGAGATCACCCTGAGCATTGAGGCGCAGGATAAGACTCGCTGGATTGACTACACGCCCGTGACTTGGGCGTCAGTTGGAACGGCTGGAGGTAATAACCCCAGCGCCGCGACTGCGGCCTCTGCGCCCACAGGCGGGACAGCGATCCCGATGGTGCAGGGCGATCCAGCATCTCTTGAGACTCTTGATGGCAACCTCTACTACACCCTCACGGTGGGCGGCACGGCAACCGGCGACGGCAACCGCGCCAGCGTCACCTTCAAGAATCTTGCAGGCACGGCTGCGGTCTATGTCACCGCCTTTACCCTGATCGGCAAGCCCGCCCGCCTCTCATCGCTCTACGCGACGCAGGCAGACGACATTGACGGGCAAGAGCTACTCGGCGGTCAGATCCTCCCGCTCAGCCTGAAGAATCCGTATCTTCCGAGCACGGACAAGGCATACACGCGGGCGCTTGACCTGCTCTACTTCCGCAGCGTTCGGCGACTTCGCATCTCCGTTGATTCGGCTCCAGGCGTGCCGCTCAAGGCGGGCGAAGTCTTCGGCGTGCTAGATGCAGCCAAGAGTAAGACCTACTTGCAACAGGTTGCCAACATCAGCTGGCGCTTCAACGCGCAGAGCGGCTATGAGTGCGGCATTGAAGGATTGCCCGCGCTGCCAGGGCCGCTGCAACTACAGCTCGGCGATGTCATTGCAACGCCAACCGATGTGATCACGACGGCACTCAACGAGGGGCCGTGGTACTGGGCACCAGCGAACCCAGGCGATAGCGCGCTCACTTGGGACAACAGCCTATGGGGGCCGCTGTCATCGCCGACACCTGTGGGCGATTCTGTGGGAGCCATTAGCGATACAATCACGACAAGCGTAGTCCAAGTCCTTACCTGGGATTCTGGGTATTGGGATGTGAATCCGTGGGGTTGATAAATGTTTGATTCTATCTGGAAGCCAACTGGGGTCGTCACCGTCCGACTGATGCGAGCAGACGGCACGCTCATCAGCGAGCAGGTACAGAACAACACCTTCACGCTCGCAGGGGCGACGCGCATCGCCGCGAAGCTCGCAGGCGAGGCTGGTACGATCACCTGCACTGATATTCAATCTTCGTCAGGCGGCACGAGGATCTACGACTTTGACTCCATCACCGGCTTCTCAGGCACAGCCACGCTTGAGACCACGATTTACCGTCAGGGCGCTGGAGCCTTCAAGATTGAGGCTGCGGCCTCTGGCACGCAGTATGTCTACGACGCGACGACGATCACCTCATCTACGGCGGTCACAGGCTCATCCATTGAGGTCAGCCTGCGCTTCACGACGCTCGCTAATGTGAATAAATCCAGCACCGAGCTACGGATCTTCACAGGCGGCAACTCCTCCAACTATTACGGGATCAGCGTCACCAGCATTGAGTCTGCGCTCGGCGCATTCGCCGACGCGACTTGGAAGATTTGCCGCATCCCGATCTCCTCGTTCAATGTGACGGGCGGCGCGCCTTCGTGGAACGCCGTCACCGGCATCGGCCTCAATCTTGTGGCTGGCACGGCTGGCACTGCGACGGCGTACATTGACAACGCCTTTGTGGTCAACGGCAACAATGACATCACCTCGGCTGCTTCATCCGTCCCTGCGGTCTATGACACGCAGAGCGTGACGGCGAGCCGCGTGACCCGCACGGTCACCTCAGTCGCAACTTGGGGCTTGAACACGGCGGTTGGCGAGACTTTCTATATCTTCGGGCTTCGGGATCACGGCACCAATCTGCTCGCGATCACGGGGTACGGAGCGGGATCTGGGATCTACAAGGAGCCAAACTCAATCCTCACGGTCAGCTGGGCGCTGACCACAACAGCCTAAAAGGAGGCTTCAATGCCAAACAGCGGTACGGTCACAGCAGGCAGCGCGGCGCTGGCCTCGCAATACAACAATCTTCGCGCCGATGTGCTGAATACCAGCACAGGGCATACGCATACTGGCGCGTCCGAAAATGGCGCGAAGGTCGCGGCGACTGGCATCTCATCTGGCACGGCTGCCAATGGCGCAGTCTTGACCGCCGATGGGTCTGGCGCATCTGCATTCTTGGCTGCCGCTGCTTCAGGCGGAATCCTCAAGTATCAGCAGTTCACTTCTTCTGGATCGTTCGTCATTCCAAGCAATGCGTCGTCAAGCGCAATCATTGTGCTTGAAGTCATCGGCGCTGGCGCAGGTGGCGGCGGCGGTGGTAAGCACACAACGCTTGGCTCAACTGCTCGCGGTGGTGATGGTGGCGCAGGCGGTGGGTATGGCGTATTTACATATCTTGCATCCACATTTGGCAGCGCAGCAGGAACAGTCACAGTGACTATTGGTGCTGGCGGTGCAGGAGGTACGGGAACTGCAACGACCGCAACGACTGGGCCACTCGGTGCGAATGGCGGTGTGACAAGTTTTGGCACCGCTAACTTTGCAGGAGCATTTGCTGGAAGAGGAGGGGCTGGCGCACAAGCAGTTCCTTTTGGGGCATCAGTCGTATCGCAAACCGCCCTCAGCGGTGTTGAGACTTATAGCACTACCGCTGGGTCTGCCGTTGTGCCTGCAACTAGTTTGGGAACCGCCGTTGGAGACCTGCTAAAAAATCACGGCGGTCACGGAGCGATTCGTGGCATCGCCGGTGGCCCTGCTGGTGGACGCGGATTTGATTCTGGTCTGCTCGGTGCGGGAGGAGGCGGTGGCGGCGCAGCCGATTCAAGCACTTATCCAGGCGGTCGTGCTGGCAAGCGTTATGGATTTGATGGAGCAGAAGTTGTCTATGGTTCACCAAGTGAACCTGTTATCTACATTACGCAAGGGAATGGCTCAACAGGCGGAACTGCAAGTGGAGGTGCTGGAGTTGCTGGCGCAAACGCTGGGGATGGTGGTTCTGGCGGGGGTGGCGCACGCGATGGAACTGGAGGCGCAGGTGGCGCTGGCGCTCAGCCAGGTGGCGGCGGCGGCGGTGGTGGTGGATCAAGTGGCACGGGCACTTCAGGAGCAGGTGGAGCAGGCGGCGGTGGTCGCGTAAGGGTATGGGTGATTGGATGAGCACTTATCTTGTAATCAAGGACAATAAAGTCATCAACGCGGTCGTCTGGGACGGCGAGTCCGACTGGACAGCGCCTGAAGGCACGACCACAGTGATCGCGCCCGCAGGCGTGGGAATCGGCTGGACAAAGAGCGGCAGCAACTGGATCGCACCAGAGCCTCCGCCTGCGCCAGCGCCAGATCCGAACAAGGTCAGCGCACGAGCCAAACTCGCCGCGCTTGGTCTGACCGAAGACGAGATCATCGCGCTCCTCGGAGCGTAAGGTGACGAAGAGCCAAGTTGACGCGATCCTTGAGCGGCTTGATCGGATTGAATCCGATCTTGCCTGCGTGCGCGTTGAGATGGCAGAGACCCGAGGAGCCTACCGATTGGCGAAGTTCGTCATCGCGCTGCTCGGACTAAGCGGGCTGGGAGGCCTGACAGCCTGGCTATCTAACAGTAAGTGAACCGCCGCCTTGTCGCTCTCGTAGCGGCGGCGGCGGTTTTCTTGCCGTTCGCGCAGGTCTACGCGCTTGATGAGCTGGACGAGTGGGATTTTGCCACGGACTCCAACGGCACGGTCGTGCTCAACGAGGACGGCTCCGTCACGCTCGGCGGCGCGAATGATCCGCTGCCGCAGCAACCGCGCTGGAACGCGAGCACGAGCCTGACCGATCTTGCAACCGAAGCGCAGACCGTCGGCTACCAATGGCTCTTCTCCACGACCGATTCGTCGTGGTACGACAAGCCGCAATACCTGCTCGCAGGCAACTGGGTCAACCTGACGGAGCAGATCGTCCAACAGGCCAGCGGCTATCTTGAAGTCACGCTTGCAGCGGGCGACCTCTTCGGCTTCCGCGTGCTCAGCACGGACTCGTGCTGTGGCATCGGCTATCTCACGATCGCCGTAGGCAGCCCTACGCCGTCGCCTGAGCCGACCCCTGAGCCGACCCCGACACCTACCCCAGAACCGAGCGTAGAGCCGTCTCCGACGCCTACGCCCGAACCTACACCCGAGCCAACCCCGCAGCCAACCCCTGAGCCGTCGCCGGAGCCGTCACCTGAGCCAACGCCAGAGCCGACCCCAGAGCTGACGCCAGCGCCAAGCGAGGAGCCATCCAATGAGCCAACACCTACAGCCACGCCACCAAACGAGACTGCCTCACCAGAGCCGACGCCCGCTCCATCCGAAGAGCCGTCGGAGTCTCCTGTGGTATCTCCTGATCCCACTAGCATTCCTACTCCTGAGCCAACACAGCCCGCTCTGCCAGATCTAGGCGAGGCCGCTGAAGCGGTCGCCGAGGTTGCAGGCGCAGCCGTCGCTGCGGTCGCCGATACGCTCGGTGACCTTGCCGCGATCGGCGAGATCGGCAAAGACCTTGACGCAACTGAGAAAGAAGAAGCGCAACCAATGGCGGTTGCCGTTGTCTCCAGCCAGATTGCCAGCGTCGCAGCTGCGGCAGCCAATGCCGCACGCACGACCGGCGGATCAGGCGGCGGAGGTGGCGGTGGCGGAGGCGGCGAAATGGGCGCTCGTAGTAGAAGGAGCCGCCGCTAATGTTTAGAAATATTATCCTTGATCTCATCGGAGGGGCGTGGACGATCCTCGGCCTCCTCTTCGCCGTTGTCGTGCTCCCCGAGGGGCAGACCCAGAGCACGATGGCAGCGCTATTTATCCTGTTGACGATCGTCTGGATCGCCACAGGGCCACTTCGCTGGAGGGACTAAATGGGACGCAGCACGGATCACATTGACGACATCCACGAGCAGGGCTGGACGCGAGTTGATACCGCGCCAGGCGAGTGGGTTGCCCTCGTTCCGAATGAGGACAACAGCGCCTTCGGCGGCACGCTCTGGAAGCGTGGCGAGGATGGCACTGACTACAGCGAAGGCTGCACGGCGGGTCATCCTGTTAGCGCCGCGAAGGGCTTTGAGGAGGCAGCTCGTGCCGTTGCCGTGATCGTGAAGCAGGAGAACCCATCGTGAAAATGCGGATCAAGTCGCAGCTCTACTCTGACGCTGAGGCGCAGAAAAAGGTCGGCGCGATCCTAGATGACTGCGGCCCGAGCAGCGCGGCTGCGGCGGTCGCCTATGTCAACGGCTATAACCCTGACCTCAAGGCGTCCGACGGCGTAGCAGCGAAGGCACGCGCCACCGGCTTCGTAGAGAAGCAGGGCGTGAGCGATAATGGCTCCAGCCTTCCTGAGTTGATGAAGACCGTGCGCGAGCTGGGCGGCAAGGCTCGTCCAGCCGACACCTTCGCCGAGGCGGTAGAGGCGGCAAAGGCGGGCGCAGCCCTGATCGTGTGGGTGCAAGCCCCGATCGGCTACCCGAAGCAGGCGCTCTCCAAGTGGCATCGCAACTGGGCTAAATACTGGGAGAAGAAAGATCCGAAGGTTATCGCCGCAGGGTATGGGCATATGACCTCCGCGTCCTATGACGCCGACGCCAAGACTTTTCAGTTCGCTGACCCGACCTTTGATGACAAAGATCCGAAGGAGCAGTTCGCGGTGGCGATCACCGAGGCTGACCTGAAGGCCATCGCATCGGGCAAGCCAGGCTCGCCCGCATCACACATCGTCATCGTGACGAAGAAGGAGACCGTATGAGCAAGTTCAAGGCATTCCTAGATACGACCTCGGTGGACGAGGCAATCGTTGACTTCCTCCGCACCGGCTTGAGCACGGCGATCGCCGTCAGCCTCGGCTTGGGCATCCCGCTGATGGACATCTCTGGCGGCGACTTCCGCACGATCATCAGCGCCTCGCTCGCCGCAGGGCTTCAGGTGCTCCAGACATACCTTGACCCGTCCAACGATCGCTACGGTCTCAAGGCAAAGAATCCCAAGAAGTAGTGCCAGACACTTGGCATAGGTAGGACTGTATGTTGGTGATCGCGGCACAAGCCGCTTGTGGAAGGAGGCAATCACCGTGTCTAAGCTCGCGGCTGCTCTTGAAGCAGCAACGCCAACGAAGAAGGGGCCGCAGTGTTCAGTCGCTGGGCTTCTCGCCTCGGTGGATCAAGACGAACGAAAAGCGCTGGTGGCAGCGCTTGCAGATCAGACTCGCAACCGGCGCATCCTCGCCGAAGCGATCAGGACTGCCTACAAGATAGAGATCGCTCAGGAGACATTGGCCCGCCATATGCGCGGCTATTGTAAGTGCCCAAGATGAGCGACCTAGACAAAGCCATTGCGGAAACGCAGGCATACGAGGAGTTGCGAGCGGCGCACAATCGTGCGCTGCGGGCGCTCTCCAAGCGTGAGGCAGATCAGGCGGAACTGACCGAAGCGGTCTACCGCGCGGCAAAGGATGCGGCACTCGGGATGAGAATCCCGCCTGTGCCAACGCCGAAGCCGTCTGGCAAGAAGGGCACGCCAGAGACGCTAACTTGCCTGCTTGGTGACTGGCAGCTGGGCAAGCAGTCCGAGACTTACAACATTGAGATCGCGAAGCAGCGCATTGACCTTCTCGCGAAGAAGGTCGCACGGTTGATTGAGTTGCACGGCGTGCCGGTCAACGAGATCCAATGCGCGCTGCTCGGCGATTTCGTGGAGTCCGACGGCAACATCTTCCCAAGCCAAGCCTACGAGGTTGAGCAGGGCGGCCTGTATGTGCAGATCTTTGAGGGCGCAGCGATGCTCGCGCAGTTCGTGCGCGCAATGGCGGCACTCGCACCGAAGGTCACCGTTCGCGGTGCCATCGGCAACCACGGTCGGCTTGGACGCTACGGCGATCACAGCAACGAATCAAATGCCGACGCCATCCTGTATCGCGTCGCGCGTGAGCTCGTCAAAGACGAGAAGCGCATCGGCTGGAAAGAATCGCTCACGATGGGTGGACGACATTGGTACGACACGCTGGATCTCCCAGGCGGTCAGGTTGCGATGCTGGTACACGGCGATCAGTTCCGAGGCGGAGCCTTTGGGCTGCCCTACTACGCCATCGCGAAGCGGGCGCAGGGATGGAATCTCAGCGTTCAGCCTTTTTCGGTGCTTTTCTACGGGCACTGGCATACGCCAGCCAGACTCGTGTTGAGCGATGGAGCGCATACGGTGTGGGGCAATGCCAGCATTGAGTCCAGCAATCGCTACGCACAAGAGTGGCTCGCTGCCTCTGGGACGCCCGCGCAATGGGCGATTTTCTTCGGCAAGGATGGCCCCACGGCAGAATATCTAGTGCGGCTAGACGATGGTCACGGTCGCAAAGCGCCGCGATCCTGAGTTCTGCGATGTCTGCGATGAGGCAGCGGAGAGGGTTTACGCCTTCGGCGCAGTCATCCTCGGACTAGACCTCCGCACCGGCGATCAGGTCGTCACCGAGCATAAGATCTGCATCGGCTGCCTCGGCGTCCTCGTCCAGCTCGTTCTAGACGATCAACTACCCCAATGACTATGCCGTTCCGCCTTCGGGCGGGCGGCCCAGGGCTGGAGGGGAGCGGGCGCGAGCCTCCCGCGACCCTCTCCTCCAGCCCGCCAAGACCCCTATTTCGTGCGTGAAATAGGGGGTTGACAGGGGGAGGGTACGGGCGTATCTTATGGGCATAGGGAGACCAAATGGACTCCCGGGAAGGGGGGCTTATGAACGAAGCAGAGCAGTTTGCAAGGCTTCATACGATGAGCAAAGCTGAACTAATCAAGTGGCAAAAGTATTTGGCAAAAAACATTGCTGAGATTGAAAGCTCTATTGCCGACACGGATAAGTGGAGCGAACGAAATCCGGAGTGGAAAGATTGCAACGAGGCCACCAACCACAGGCGTCGCGCGCGGATGGCAACACGCCGCCGCCGACTAGCACAGATTGAGCGCAGGATTGCAGAGATTGAGTCCGGCGCAGCGATCTCAACCGAGCCCGTGGCTGAAGACAAAGAGGCTAAGCGAGTGTGGCGCCGGCTCGTGGCACAAAAGCGTGAAGCATTCCTTTACGCAGAATACTCACGAAAACACGGACTTCGCTCTGAAGGTTTTGAGAAGCGCATCGCTGAGATTGAGGCAGAAATGAAGGCTATTGCAGGAGGACAAAAGTGAAGACAATGATCTTGGACGCACTCGCACTCGCAACATTCATCGCGGCGATGATTCTGCTGTTGGCAGCGGGGTCAATGCGATGAGGATCAACCGAAAGACGCAGCCCGTCGTATACCGGCGCGTTGCAATCAAGACAAACATCCTTGAAGCCGAGCGCAGGCGCGCAGCTGCGCTGATGGATCTTGCCATTGGAATCTGGGGATTCGCCTTCGTCGTATTCCTATTCGCGGTGTTGGGCTAATGCCGGTCTACGAGTATCGCTGCGGGGATTGTGGCGCACGCGAAGAGCACACGCACTCAATGAAAGAGATCTACAACCCGCGTTGCGCGAAGTGCGGTCGCTGGATGCGGATGGTTTACACGCCAGCCGCATCCGTGTTCGTGGGCGATGGGTGGGCCAAGAAGGATCGGCAAAAGAAGGAGGGCAAATGAGCAAGAGGTTTGAGTTCGTCAAGGCAGAGCAGCGCAGCCCAGAGTGGTTTGCGCTTCGGCACGATGGGATCACGGCGACGGAGGCGGCGGTCATTGCCGGTCTCTCGCCGTACAAGACTCCCTATCAACTGTGGGCGGAGAAGCGCGGAGCCTACACGCCAGATCCTGTCGGGCCAGCCGCCGTGCGCGGCATTCTGCTTGAGAGCACGGTGGCAGAGTTTTATCAGATGGAGACAGGGCGTGAGCTGCGACGAAGCAACGGCATCGTGCGGCTCAAGGACATCCCGTGGGTAATGGCATCGCTGGATCGCACCATCGTGGGCGAGGATGGGCTGGTTGAGATCAAGACGAGCACCTCGCCGCGCTGGAGCCTGTATCCCGTACCGCCTGAGGTAGAAGCCCAAGTGCAGTGGCAGATGTTCGTGACGGGCGCACCGTGGGTGGATGTCGCAGCCCTCTTGGGCGGCCTCGTCTTCCGCATTGAGCGCGTGGTTGAGGACTTTGAGTTTCAGACGCGGCTCTACCAAAAGGCAATCGCCTTCAGGGATTGCGTGATGAACGGCACGCCACCGGCGCTGCAAGGCGAGGACTCGGACGCGCTGGCTGCGGTCATCCCGTGGTCGGGCACCGATGAGTTGGCGCAGGCGAATGAAGGCATTGAGCGCGTGGCTGCGCTCTACGCTGAGAAGCAGTACGAGTCCAAGCTTCTGGATCAGGAGTTGCAGAATCTCGCGATCTCGCTCAAGGAGGCGATCGGCGAGAAGGCAGGCGTCTACGGCGAAGGCTGGCAGGCGACTTGGAAGCAGAACAAGCCGACCGTCAAGACGGATTGGGAGGCAGTGGCGCAGATTGCAAAGGCGGTCGCGCCAGAAACCTACGAGTTGGCGCTCAAGACGCACACCGTAGAAAAGCTTGGGGCACGGGTCTTCAGGTTCAAGACAGAGGAGGTGGACAAGTGAGTGGCGCTTGCTTGTATTGCGGCCAACCCGTCCAGCCGGTTGCAGATGGCCGCGGGCGCCGCAAAATATATTGCAGTTCACAATGCCGTACAAAGTTTTATTGGGCTAAGTGCAGCGATGAAGAAAGGCAATCAAAACTAGCAGCAAGGCGGGACAGATACAGGGCCAAGCTCGCACAGGAGACCGATGAACAGCGTGACTTGAGACGAAAACGAGAGAGCGAAAAGAGCCGACGGTGGCGCGAGAAAAATCCAGAAACATCTAGGTTGATGTATAGAGCTTTTTACGCTCGGATGAAAGCCGATCCAGAAAGATACGCGAAGGCTCAACAAAAAGACAAAGAGAGAAGCCCCAACAGGCGAGCGGCTAAATATGGCCTATCGGTTGAAAAGATGAATGATCTTTTGGCTGCTGGTTGTTATGCGCCGATGTGTAGTGAAAAAAGAGAACAGTTTTTGCACATAGATCACGATCATTCCTGCTGCCCTGGGGAAACCAGCTGCGGTAAATGCGTAAGAGGCGCAATGTGCGTCCCGCACAATGTTTTACTCGGGAAACTTGAAAAAGACCCACTATTTGCGATCTGGGTTCTTTATAATCCAGCGTTTATGTTGAAGGAGGTACGACCAAGTGAGCAAGCAAATCTCAGCGGCGCTGGCAGCGCCATTTGACGCAAAGGATCTCAAGACGCGCCCTGGGCGGGCGGGGATGACCTTCACATACGCAGACGCTCGGGCCGTCGCCCAGCGGCTAGACGATGTGCTCGGGTTGACCGGCTGGCAGTTTGAGGTGGATGTAGCTGATCTTGCTCGCGGCGTCGTGAAGGGTAGCCTCGCGATCGTCGTAGAGGGCAAGACGGTCATCCACGAAGACTTCGGCTATCCGAATAGCACTTCAGACGACGAGCCGCTCAAGAGCGCGGCATCGGACGCCCTGAGGCGCTGCGCGGCTCAAATCGGCGTTGGAAGGAGCCTCTACAGCCCAGAAAAGGGTATGCAGACCCCAGCCCGAGCACAAACGCCCGTTAGAAGCCCGCAAATCGGCAAATCCGAGGCATTGAGCACGCCCTCTGACGACGACATTCTCGCGGCGAAGGCAGCGATGATCTTCGCGCAGACGGCAAGCGAGGATGCGTGCAGCCACGGCGAGGCGTGGAGCCTGAAGCCAGGCGGCATCTCAAAGGCAAGCGGCAAGCCGTATAACCCGTTCTGGGCGGCCTCGCACAAGGCACCTGACGGCTCGTGGTGCAGGGAGAAGCCGAGCGCGAAGTGGGTTGCAGCTCAGAGCGCGCCGGCTCCGACCAAGCTCGTGCCTGAGGACACGCTTGAGGAGTTGCCGTTCTGATGCTGGACACGCGGCTACACGCGAGAATGGCGAGCGGGCACAGCTGGAATCAGCGCGTTGGGGATTATCTGCGCGAGCAGGGCATCCCCTGCGAGGTGCCTGATCTGCAGTATGCGACCACCGAAGAGGAGATCGCACGCTTCAGCGCGGAGGAGAAAGACATCATCCTGTGGGATGGCTCGGTTCTGGAGGTGAAGTCGCAGAGTCGCGAGTTCGGCTCTGAGCCAAGCCAATACCCGTGGGATGACTTTATCGTGGATACGGTTGGCTACTACCTCAAGCGGGTCAAGCCAATCGCCTATGTCTTCGTCTCTAAGCCAACAGGCGCGATGCTCGCCCTGAACACCAATACGGAAGCCTCGTGGTGGGAGCAGACGATCACGGACGGGCGCGATGGCATCCCGTCCAAATCGCTCATCTCCTCAAAGGCGAACCTGCGAACGATGGCAGCACTCATCGCGCACCTGCGAGGCCGCTACGAGGCGAGCCTCGGCAACCAGCCGTTCTAGGAGGCTCAATGGCGTGGATCAAGAAAGACACCGGCACCCTGAAAGACCCAAAGATCGTGGAGCTACTCGCCCAGCCAAAGGGGGCTGAGGCGTATGTGCTCTGGGATGCGGCGCTCTTTGAGGCGTACCACCAGACCCCGAAGGGACGCTTTGAGAATGAGGCGCACTTCGGGGCGTGCGTAGGAGGGGTCGCCGATGTGCGGCACCTCAAGCGCCTCGTGACACTCGGGCTGCTCACGCGGGGAGACGATGGCTCCATCAGTGTGACAAACTGGGGCAAGCATCAGTCAGACCCGACAGCGGCAGCCAGGAAGGAACGCTATCGGAACGCACACGGAACGGGATCTGAACGAAATCAGAACGCTCTAGATAAGAATAGAGTAGAACAGAATAGAAAAGATTCTTTTACTAATACGCCAATGAGCATTGGAGAGATCATTCGGCGGGGAGGATCGCGATGACAAGCAAGGAGGAGATGTTGATTCTGGCAATCAGATCCTATGTTGCAGAGCACGGATTTGCTCCGACGGTGAGGGAAATCGCAGAGATTCTGGGCGTGGGGCACGGCACCGCGCAACGAGCATTGGAAGATCTCGCCCGCAAGGGTAGGATTGAGAAGAAAGAGCGGGTAGCCCGTGGCTACCGCCTAAGGGGGATGTGATGGCATTCACGGACTTGGTGCAATGGGCCGCAATGTGCGGCTACGAATACAAGCAGATCCTCAAGACTGAGCACGATACCTGGGTCGTTGTCATCGCCGACCGCGATGGCAGCGAGATCAGCTGCGAAGCTGATACGCAGCAGGATGCCGTTGAGGGTATGATCCACCGGCTAAGCGCGATGCTGGAAGGAGGGATGCACAATGTCAGCGAAGAAGGCACCTGCAAAGACTGCGGCAACTAAGGGCAGCGGCGCTCGGTGGTCATCGGCTCCCTGCTTCATCTGCTCAGGGATGATCGCTGAGGGAAAGCAGGCGCTGCGTGTCCAGCGCATTGACTATGCCGTTGACCGCAAGTGGTATTCGTGGGCGCACCGTGGGTGCTGGAAGTGAGCTACCACAGCGACCTTGACATCCAAGAGCAGAACGCGGCGAAGTCGCGGCGAGGCCGCAATGCACGACAGCGCGGCAATGCGTTTGAGCGCGAGGTCGCAAAGCGGCTCGGGGCGAACCGCGTTGGGCAGTTCGGCGGCAAGCAGGATGTCGCAAATGACTGGATCGCGGTTCAATGCAAAGTGGGTAAATCTTATCCAGAGCGGCTGGACGGTTGGCTTCGCAGCATCCCCGTCAAGGGCGATCAGCTCGCAGCCCTCGTGGTCGGCGACTCTCCAGGCGCAGGCGGGAGGCGACGCACGATGATCGTGCTGGACTTGGATGACTTCGTGCAGTGGTTTGGCAAGGATCAGCCGGCGATTGAGCAGGCGGTCGTCAAGCGAAAGATTGAGACCCGCCGACGATGAGGCGAGCCGTCTGGCTTTGGGTGCTCACCGCGATCATCGCGACGGCGATCGTGTTGACGATGCCGGTGGCAGAGCAGGTGCTGCGGGACTCTCGTGCTCCAGAGCCGACGCCCGCCCCAACGCTTGAGATCACGAGCACGATTGGGAAGGCAACTTGGTACGACGCGACCAAGAACAGCGCGTGGTACACGCGCGGCGATAAGCCCACGCTCTTCTACGCGGCGGCTGGGCCTGCGCTGCGGCAGATCAAGGATTTCCGTTGGGGCAAGAAGCCGTACCGCATCATCGTGGAGAACCTCAAGAACGGCAAAGCAATCGTCGCGTGGGTGGTGGATTGGTGCCAATGCCGAGGTCAGACAAACAACGAAAAGCTCGTGGATCTCAGCCCAGCGGCGTTTGAGGCACTGGGCGTGCCGCTCAAGAATGGAGTGCAGAAAGTCAGGGTCACAGTCCTGCCATAGCAGGAGAAGGAGGCGTTCGTGATTCAAGTTCGCAGCGTAAACGGCGCGCACCTCAAGCACATTCTCTCGGTGAACTACCCACGGCTCTATGCCGTTGCAATCCCGCAGATGGCACGCGCGCTTGGCATCAGTAAACGCACGCTCTACGCCTACATCCAAGAGGAGCGGCGAGTCCCTGAGTATGTTGAAGAGCGGATCATCAACCTTTACGGCGAGATCCCGCCGAGCGGCTGGCGCACGGTTGAAGCGCGAGGGCTACATACGATCACTCCTCCCGAGTCCGTAGAGACCGCGCAACCACAGGCACTTGAGCTGAGCGTGAGCGCAGATGCCAACTGGGTTGAGATCGCGCAGGCCAGCGTAATGGCGGTAGCCGAGAGGCTGCACGGGCACAAGATGGGCGAGTGGGTCGGCAACCCAGAGATGCTGGATGTTGACGGCAATCCGCTGGATCTCGTGACCGAATGTGGGCGCTGCGGGATGCTCGTGGCGATTGACGCCGGTCTCAAGGAGGTCAACGGCTTTGCGTGGCGCGCATTTTGCGGCTCAGACAACCTCTGGAGGGGCGCACGATGAGCGCGCAAATCTGCCTCAAGTGCCTTGCCGACGGCGTTTTTATGCCGCTCAATAACTGCCGCACGCATAATCTTGAGGCAGCGCCGCGCAAAGAGGATCCAATAACCTTGAGGAGAGCGCGCAATGCGCGTGCCTATTATCGCAACCGCGCGAGCAGGATGCAGCGGATGCGCGAATACTATGAAGCGCATAAGGAGCAACAACAGGCGCGGTTCAAGAAATGGTATGCAGCCAATAGTGAGGCGCTGCTAGAACGCAGGCGAGCGCAGAGGAGGCAGGCACAATGATCCTTGCAGGCGACTGCATTGAGCAGATGAGGACGCTGGAGGCAGACAGCGTAGATGCCATTGTGACTGACCCGCCATACGGCCTTGAGTTTATGGGGAAGGACTGGGACGGCTTTGGTACTCCGCTCGGCTTCCAGACTTGGACGGAGCAGTGGGCGCGTGAGGCGCTGCGCGTGCTGAAGCCAGGCGGACACCTGCTCGCCTTCGGCGGCACGCGGATGTATCACCGCCTCGCCGCTGGGATTGAGGATGCTGGCTTTGAGATTCGTGACACGCTGATGTGGCTCTACGGCTCAGGCTTCCCCAAGAGCCTAGATGTGAGTAAGGCGATTGACAAGGTGAACGGACAAACTGGGCGGCTGTTCAAGTTTACTGGCTGGATGAGAACAACTGGGCTGACCGCTCGCCAAATAAACGAAGCAACTGGAACGCATATGGGCAGCCACTATCTTACGCATTTAACACAGCCTGCTATCCCAACACCAGAAATCTGGGCAACATTGCGGCCATTGTGCTCAGATGTTCCTGCGTGGGTTGATGAGTTGGTGGCAAGGATTGCCGCCGAGCGCGAAGTGACTGGCGTGCGCGATGGAAACCTTCTGGCGGTTGCGCCAGGGCAAAACAATGAGCGAAGCGCAACCGCGCTCAACATCACCGCACCTTCAACCGAAGCAGCCAAGAAGTGGCAAGGCTGGGGAACCGCACTCAAGCCAGCCGTTGAGCCAATCGTGCTGGCGCGCAAGCCGCTCATTGGCACGGTTGCAGAGAATGTGCTGACGCACGGCACTGGCGCGCTGAACATTGACGCAAGCAGGATTGGAACGGACGGCGAATCTTTACACAGCGGCACCCCAGCAGGAACGAACAACACCGTGCTTGGCTCAGGGTTGGGCATAAGTTCTGGCAAATCACAAGCACTTGGTGGACGCTGGCCAGCCAACATCCTGCTGGATGAAGCAGCCGCTGCATTGCTGGATGAGCAGAGCGGCGTGAGCGAATCAACAATGCACGCCCGCGCGAGGGTAGGGACGATGCCAGGGTATGAAGGAGGGTGGAAGCCTGATGTAAATAACAGAGGACTGAGCGACTTCGGCGGCGCTTCACGCTTCTTCTATGTTGCAAAGGCAAGCCGCTCAGAGCGCAACAAGGGGCTAAATGAGCGCAACATCCACCCAACCGTGAAGCCGGTTGACCTGATGCGCTACCTCATCAGGCTCGTCACGCCAAAGGGCGGCACCGTGCTTGACCCCTTCCTCGGATCAGGCACCACCGCAGTGGCAGCCATTGAGGAAGGCGTGGCGTGGATCGGCTGCGAGCGTGAGCCTGAGTACCTTCAGATCATTGAGGCACGAGTAGCAGCCGCTCAGCCTGGGATGGGCTTGGCGCTAGAGGAGCAGATATGAGACTAGACAGCCTCGTCACCTGGTTCAGAGAGCATCAAGATACGCTCCCGATCGTGATCCATCAGATCAACCAAATGGACGACGGCGGGGTGCCGAAGTGGACGGGGGACTTCGCCACCTACCTCAACGCCGCAGCTCACGCCACCTTCTCGGAGCAGGAGGAACGCAGGGTGCACGAGGGCACGCAGGCGGAGCAGGCCACGCTGATGCAAGTGACCGTCCAGCGCTACAAGTACCCAATGCACGCGGCCCTGCATACCCTCAAGCGCTGCCGAGGCAGGGCGGGCGAACCGAAGCCTCACGAGATCGGCACGATGCTCATCGCCACCAGAGGCAATCTGACCGCTGCCCAAGAGTGGCTGATGCGGAAGTATCCCCTGATGCTGCATCGCGAGATCTGGCTTGAGGCAGCGGAGCGCACGCTCAATCTCCTGCACGAGCGATACACGGAGACTCCGCGTGCTATTGTGCGCGGCAAGTCCGAAGCCCAACTGAATGCCGAGGTGACCGATGCCCAAGCACCCGACAAAGCCTGACAAGTACGCGGCTCTGGAGGCGTATGTAGCCTCCTGTTTGCCCCTCCTTCGGCTTGAGAACTGGAAGATCACGATCCTGAACGATGTTGCACCTGAGGATCGCTACGCCGACATTGAGCCGAACGATCAGGCACAGACCGCCAACCTTCGCGTCGGCAACCTATTCTGGGCGCAGAAACCGCACGAGCAGCGCCTGACGATCGCCCACGAGCTCGTCCATCTGCACCTGTGCCGACTAGATCAGGCCGTAGATCGGCTTGAGCCGGTGCTCGGCTCAGCTGCGTGGGCACCGTGGGCTGGCGTCTACGAGGATGCCTACGAGCGCGCAACAGACGCAATCGCTGATGTTCTCGCGCCGCAGATCCCCGAGCCAAATCTCTAACACAAGATCTGGCACAGATTCGGTAAATAAACCGCAACATCGTGTATAGTCGCGCACAAGGCGCGACCGCAGCAGGACGCACGCGCTGGGCATAAGACTCGGCAGATGGAGTCGCCCTGAAATACAATCTGCCCGCGAGCCTTGTATTGGCTCGCCCTTTGGCTACATCGCGGGACGGTGCACAGTTCACGCGGTTAGGCGCTAGTACCTGATGCTAGTCGGCGGCACGGCACCGTAAGGTCGCCTTGACGGAGGTAGACCCCGTGCTCAAACCTTGCCTGACTTGTGGCGTTCCAACAGGGGCCACCCGTTGCCCAGCCCACACCCTACCCAAGCAGGATCGCCTCAACAGACCGAGCCGGCAAGCGCGCGGCTACGACGCTGCGTGGCAGCGACTGAGCACCCAGCTCCGAGTGGAGCGACCGTGGTGCGAGATGTGCGGACGCAGCCAGACGCGCCTGACCGTTGACCACATCGTTCCGATGTCGCTGGGCGGCAGCAACGATCGCAGCAACCTGCGCGTTCTCTGCCTTGATTGCCACAATCGCTACGGCGCAACGAAGAGGCACCCCAGCATACTGGGGTAGGGTATTTTTTCTCAGAGGCTGCAAATAAAGCAC